CAATGCGTCATCGGACTATAATGTGATAATGGATGCGTGCGTTACAGGGTCTAACCAGATGTGTGTGTTTGATTATTTCCGTTCTAAGTGCGGAGTTTTCGAGTTGATCGAAAAACTATTTGCGATGGCAATTAGGAGTAGGGTTAAGAAGGTTGGGATTGAATCAGTTGCGTACCAGCGGATATTTGCGAATATTATCGAGGAGGAGTGTAGGAAGAGGAACGTATTTTTTAAAGTTATACCGATTGTTCCTCACCGTGACAAATTTTCTAGGATCATGGCTCTTCAACCGAGATATGAGAGTGGTAATTTATTGTTAAAGCAAGGAATGCACGAACTGGAAGATGAGTTCTCGCGGTTTCCTGTTGGTGAGCACGACGATATACTAGATTCGTTAGCGATGCAATTAAATGTTATCCAACCGAGATACGAAACAAAACCTAAAGTTTATATACCGCCCGAATACAGGAGTGAAAAATATGCCTACGCCTAAAAAAGAATATTTAGAAAAAATTGAAGAGAAGTTGGAGAGGATAGAGAAGGTGTTGACGGAGCTGTGTTTAATTGTGAGTGAAAAAAAAGATAAAAAAACGAGTGGACTGATATGATAGACATGCCATTTATTTTGCCTATAAGATTTACGAGCGATTATGAAATTGTGGATGCTAATGGCAGAGTTATATTTCCGACGATATTATATAGGTCAGACACATATCACATCAAGCAACAAAAATATTCTGGTGAGTATGTTGTTAGTTTAATAAACAATAGTAACGGATATTTTCTGGATGAGAAAAACGAGTGGAAAAAGTTAGAAGATATAGCTGTGCATGACAACAATTCTAATGGAGATGGTTTGCATAAAAAAAGAGGGAAGTTTAGATGATTGATACTGATAGAGTTACAAAATTAAATTTAGGGTGTGGAACTGTTAGTATAGAGGGGTATGTTGGTATTGATAACAGGTTATCTGAGTCCGTAGATCGTTTAGTAGATTTAGAGGGTAGTAACTGGGAATTTGAAGATAACAGTATAGATCACATAATTGCGAACGATATAATTGAACATTTATCTAATCCGATAAACACGATGAACGAGATATGGCGAATTTGTAAAGATGGGGCGATAGTTGAGATGAGAATACCGACGACAGATGGGAGGGGAGCATTTCAAGATCCGACTCACAAGAGTTTTTGGAATGCGAATTCGTTTTGTTATTATTGTGAAGATTTAGGATTGTTACATTTAGGGAGACATTATGGATTTGTTGGAAATTTTGAGATTATTAGTTTCAACGAAAAGTATATAGGTGATCCTACGATGCGGATTATAGAGATGAATGTTAAGTTGAGGGTTAAAAAAAGTGGTTGATGAGATTGGGCAGATAGATCAAGATCAGGTACAAGATCAGGTACAAGATCAGGTACAAGAGGAATCAATCGTTAATGATATTGATGATATGGACTTATCTGTTTATATTATAAATAAACTTGCGGAAGATATTCGTGACAGAGAATCGTATGGTTGGAACGCAATGCGTGTGTATGAGGAGTATTCTTATGCTGGTTACAAGTCAAGGGTTAATGATCCGTGGAAGAATGCGTCCAACTATTGTGTAGGTCTAACTCCAACGTTGGTAGATACTGCTCATGCTAACACTATTGGCTCAATAAAAGCGGATACAAACAAAATAGTAAGTGTGCGTGGGATAGGAAAAGAGGATGTAAGAACGTCTAAACTTGCAGAGTCTGTTATGAATTGGGTTGTACTGAATTATATTGATGATTCGTTAGACACGTTAGATAAAGCTATTCATGTTGCGTACAAGGCTGGTAATGCACCTATAAAATGTATTTATGGGAGTGGCATTTATGGTCAAAGAAATAAGGTTATATGGAAGAGGATACCAGTAGAAAATTTGATATTGCCGATGAGTGCTTCTGGTGTTCAAGTTCGGAACACAGATCATATATTTGAGTTGATTCCGTTAGACGAGAACGATTGGGAAATTAGGAAGTCGTTAAACGATTCTGATGGTAAAAAATATTATAAAGGAATAGAAAATCTATCAAAAGGTAATGGGGTTTATGTATCTGGAATAAACGAGATTATGCAAGCAAGGGATGTAGTATCAAGAACATCTCTTACTGAACGATTTTCTAGGAACATGAGATACCTGATGGAATGTTACGTTACATATCCTCACAAGAACAAAGAAAGCGGGGACGTTGAGTTAGTAGAGTTGATTGTTTGGTGTTCTCCTAACGGAGGTCAGATATTTAGAAAGGTTGAGAATAAAGATATTGATGAAATAAGTGGTGATCCTATCAGACCGTATGCTTGGAAATTTCAGCCGTATCCGAGAGAAGACCGTCCGTATGGCGATTCGTTATGTTGGCTAATAAAACAATCGCAAGAAGAGCTGGACTATGCGCACAACCAAGTTTCTAATGCTGTAGAGAAGTTAGTTAAGACTCCTACGTTTTACGATCCGTCTGGCGGTTTTGATCCTGAGCTTGTCCAGATGACACCTAACGGGTGGTATCCAGTTCCGAATCCAAGACAAAACATTTTCATACCGTCTTACGATTATGGATCTATATTCCAGCATTACAGATCGTTTGACTTGTATTGGGAGTATGCACAGAGGAGGACAGGATTGACGGAACTGTTTCAAGGTAGAGCTCCAGAACGTCAGACAACGTTAGGAGAATCTGAACTTAGAACGAATAAGAGTGAAATTAGGTTTAAAGTTCTTTATGATAGGATGCAAGAAGGTTTTAAAGAGTTAATGAATTTAACGTGGCACAACATGAAAAAGTTGCCAAAAGAAATAATTGTTAAAGTTTTAGGAACTAGCGATTACAAGAGTTTACAAGAGTTGTTTCCAAAAGGGATGAAATTTAATTATGATTATATGTTTGCAAATGAACCATTAACAGAAAAAGCTAAGAAGAGGCAGGACTCTATTTTATATTTTGAAAGAGCCATGTCAACAAGAATAGTTTTGGAGAGTAGTGTTAATCAGTGGAAATTGTTAGACAAATTATCGAAAGATTTTAATATAGAAAATGTTATTCCAAAACCGAAAGAAGCAAACATATTATCTCCTCAAGAATCTATTGAACGGATTATGAGTGGTCAATACGATATTGTTCCAGACTCGCAAATAGATACTCAAGACTATTTGATTCAGATGCAATCGTTCATAAAAACAGACACATTTCAGAATGCTTCTTCTGAGGAGAAGAATGCGATTGTACTTTTATTGCGTAGGGTTCAGAATATTGATATAGGACAAAAGAAAGCGGTTGAAGGAGTTATGGCTCTTGAGCAAGAGATGAAAGCGGAGTCATTGTCTAGGAACATTATTCCTACAAACAAAAGAGTTCCACAAGAGGTAATATGAGAAAATATACAAAAGAAGAGAAGGTTAGAATAACAGAACAGTTTTTGGTTAGTGAAGGATGGGAATGGTTTAAGCAGGAACTAGAAGATAAGTTAATATATTTTGAGCCAGCAGTAGGCCAGAATATAGATGTGAACACTCGTATATTCCAAGACGGAGTCATTGCTGGCATAAGATTTTGTTTAAAAAGTCCTGAACGTATAAACAAAGAAAATGATAGTTATGTAAGAAGATTATATGCGGAACTTTTGGAGGGAAAACATGGCTCATAATTATGGTGGTATGGTAGAATCTGGGAAGAAAGGTAAAGGAAAAATAACTTCTATTCATATAGATTTTGCTGAGAATGGGTATAAATATTGTGTTCATAAAGACAATATGAATGCCGACGAGTACGTTTATACTGATAGCGAGGATGTAATAAAAGCGTTAAGGGGTGATATGAAGGTTAAGAAAGAAACAGGTCTTAAAAGTGAAGTGAAGAGAAATGGAAACAATAAAACTTGATACTGGAGAAACTCTTACAAAGAAGAAGCACAGGTTCAAAAATTTTCCAGATTATGATAGTGATTTAAGACAGATTTGTGGTATTTGTAGGAAATGGAAAGGTGACATGAGTTATTCCGAATTAGAAGAATGTTTAGGAAAAAATGGAAACAATAAATCTTGATACAGGCGAAACTCTTACTCTGGATTTGAATTATATTCAATCAATAGAACCGTCAGAAACATTATTTGGGTACACATACTGGAGCTATATGATACCTCCAGAACAACCAAAAGACATCTTAATTTTAGGGTATGGTAATGGAACTATTGCAAATCTGATATATAAAATTTGGGGTAAATATAAGTTTATGGGTTGTTTGGGTATTGATATTAGAGAACCAAAGAACAAATATGTAGGACACGATTTTATAAAAATAGATGCAAAAGATTTTATAAAAACATGTGACAAACGGTTTGATTATGTTGTAATTGATCTATACAATGGGAACGAGATATGTGATTTTGTGTTTGATGAAGACTTTGTAAAGGGTATTTCTAAAGTTTGTTCTAAACGAATTTCTATAAATTTATTCAAGGAAGATTTTGGAAAAGAAATAATTTACGATAGATATTTTAAGAAAGAGATAGAGAAGCCGATACTAAACAATAAGGTTATCTTCTTTCGTAATAAGGAGGATCAATATGGGAAAGAAAAAACCTAAAAAGCCAAAATATTAAAAAGTAGTAATTAGCCTTCAAAAAAAACGCCGATCAACGATTATTCTCAATGAATTCAGAGAATGTCTTGATCGGCGTTCTCATTTGGCGGTAAGAGGATAGGTAGAACTTTTGTTACTTACCGCCAAACAAGATTTGCCGCTATTAAACGGTAAAAATAAAAATTGGAGGTTATTAAATGTTGCCAGAAAAAGAAGACATGACAGATTCAGATTTGTCATCTGAAGATTCTCTTAACTCCCCTGATTCGAGCGAGGGTGAAAAAGGCTCGTTAAAAAGTGAAGAGAAATATATTGATCTGCTAAAGAAAAAAGATAAAGCTATTTCTGATTTGCGAGAACAGGTTTCAGAAATTAGAGAGAAACAAGAGAGGATAGATGAGCTTGAAAACAAGAAACGTTTAACTGGAGATCAGCAAGACGAGCTTGACAGTTTACAAGATCAGATTACTGCTATCCGTAGAGACAAACGGTCTAAAGCTTGGCTAGAAATTAATAAAGGTATTAGCCAAGAAGTAAGTAAAGCTGAACTAGATTCTCTTGATTTGTCGTATGCAGAAGAGTTTGTAGAGGAGATGGCTGAACAAGAGAAGTCTGATATAGACACTTTTTATCCAAAGATCAAAAAATTTATGAGAAAAGTTGATCCAGAAGCGTCTATGAGACTTCTTACTAGAGCTAAAAAAGCGTACAAACTGATGAAGCATGAAGAACATCTTTCTAATAGAGAAAAGGCTATCGCAGAAAAAGAAAAGCAATTTTTAGAAGTTGGCGGATCAAGACAGCCAAGAACGCAGAGTAGAGAAGAATTGATAAATTGGAAAGAAAGTAAAGATCCAAAAGAAGCTTTATCTTCTCTTTTAAAAGGAATTTCTGACGCTCAAGAAGCTGGTATGGCAAAATAACCTTCTCATAGGAGGTTTTTAAGATGGGACAGAATAATTATATAGATTCGGAAGAGTCCCAATAAATTAGCATGAGATATTCTCCGTGTCCAGAATTGAAGGATAAAGATTGGTTATACCAGCAATATGTTTGTAATGGTAGAACAATGAAATATATTGCTGATGAACTTAAAGTTTCTTCTTCAAGAGTTTTTAGTTGGTTAAATAAACATAATATAAAAACTCGAACACAAAGTTCATACTTAAAAGGAAAGAAATTTTCAGAAGAACATAAACTGAAAATGTCCTTAGCATCTAAAGGTAAGAGCAGATACTGGACAATTAGAGAAAATAATCCGAATTGGCAAGGCGGAAGAACAAAAGCAGTTCAACTTGAAAGGACAACTGTTAGATATAAAAATTGGAAAGACTTTATATTTAATAGAGATATTTTTTGCGTGAATTGCGGATCAACTAATCAAAGAGTAGCACATCACATTAAATCTTATCAGGAATATCAAGAATTACGATTTGATGTTTGGAATGGAGTTATTCTTTGCCGTTCTTGTCATTCTGCTTATCATGCTTGTTTATCTGTGAATGGGTTTAATTCGAAGAATATCCAGAACGGACAACTTCGAGCCAGCAGAGAAGATTACGAAAGGCTTCTCGGGCGTGTGTGACGGTCAGTCTTGAATAAATATAAAAGACACAAATAACCCACCCGAAAGGGATGACATGACCTGAGCCACTTAGGAATAAGTGGATATTGGAAATAGAAAGCCAATGATAACATAACTGAGTTATAGAGCTGTAGGTAATAGAGAAGATTTAATAAATTTGATTACCAATATTTCTCCAGAAGAAACGGTAACTATGTCTAGAATTGGGAAGAAAACAGCTACTCATAGAACTCATGAATGGTTGACAGAATCTCTACAAGCAGCTGATAGTGGAAATGCGGAGGTAGAAGGATCAACAGCGGCGTTTGCTAGTGGTGATGTTACTGAGAGGGTTAGGGTTACTAACTATACCCAAATTTCCCGTAAAGAGTTTAGTAGCTCTTATACACAAGACGAGGTTAATAAAGCTGGTGTCAGTGGAACAGAGTTTGACCATCAGAGAATGATTAAAACAAAAGAGTTGGCAAGAGATATGAATTCAGCTCTTATAAACCAAGCTTCTGCTTCAGGCGCTTCAGGTACAGCAAGAACACTTAATGGCATACTTACAGCTATTACAACTAATACTGGTTCTGCAAACAGTTTACCATTAGACGAAACTGTGTTTAATAGCGTTTTGCAAGACATATGGACAGCTGGCGGTAAACCGAACGCTGTTTATGTTGGAGGGTTCAATAAGAGAACTATTTCTTCATGGACTGCTCCACTAAATAGAAACATTGATGCTAATGGCAAAAAACGTACTGTTGCTGTAGATCGGTACGATAGCGATTTCGGGCCTATGGACATTTATCTTGAAAGAAATATGCCTGCGACTCAAGTTTCTATTTTGCAAGAAGAGTATTTTAGCGTTGCATTTTTAAGACCTCTTTTCTTTGAAGAGGTTGGTAAAGTGGGTGGCCAAAGAAGAGGTTATGTAGAGAGTGAATACACTCTTGAATATCTAGCAGAGAATTCCAGTGGAAAGATTACTGGAACTGCTTCAGCATAAGGAGGCTATAATATGAAAAAATACTTATTATTTTATTTTTTTATAGGTTCATTATTTATAATGAATCGGGCAGCATATGCTGATATTTTATCAGGGTTAGTAGCTGGTGGTAGAGGATGGAACTATACAGCTATTGCGGCTGCTTCTGGAACTGTCGCCACAGGTTCAGGTGAGTTTGGAGGATTTTATTTATCTTCTGGAGCTCACACTTCTTTGGACTGGGCTATTGTGTTAGATACGGTTGTTGCTGCATCTATTGCATATTCTACGTTTGAATCTGGACAAAGAGTTACTCCTGCGGTAATGTTTGAATCCTCTGCAACAATTACTTCTGGAGATGTTGCTGCTAGTACGGCTCAACCTCGTAGGGGAAATTATGAAAAGACTTTCGATATAACGGATGCTGCTGGTGTTGGTATTCGGTTTATAAACGGATTGTTCTTTTTTAAAACATCAGGGAGCAGCGGAGAGGCAGTTAGAGGAGTAGTTAAGTGGCGTAGATAATATTTTTAAGAGGGAGATGGCAAAATGTCATCTCCCTCTTAACTTTGGAGGTAGTATGTCATATTTAGCAAGCTGCGATAATAAAGAAGCAAAATCAATGATTGGATTAATAAATCAAATTAATATTTATAAGATTGAAGTTAGAAAAAGAAGAATGCAGGAACTACAAGATACTCTAAAAAACTGTAAAGAACAAAGAAGTCTAAATAGGTTAGCTAATAATGGATGGTCAAATAGTAGAACTAGGAGAGCTATTGCTAGTATTCCTACATGGATAGTGTTTGATAAAGAGTATGGAAAATATTTTGATCCTAGAATTCCGTACAAAGACAGAGCAAAAGAGCAGGACAAATTTCTGAAAAGGTTTAAGAACGAAGTTGGAGATTTAAGGGTAATTGATTGATTGATTGGAGGTAATGCAAAATTTTAAACGGCTTAATACAAGTATATGCTGTAGAAGGATACAAGAATGGCTGCAATTTTTATAGGATTGCTCAGCCGTTCAGAAAATTATCTAAAAAAGATTATTTTCCTTGCGCGTCTAGTTCCATGCTTAAAAATATGGATGAACAGGAACTATGGACAGACGTAAGTGACGTGATTGTATCGCAATGTGCTACAAGCGAAAAGTATCTTGACTATGTGCTAGAAAATAAAGGAAAGAAAAAATTTGTTTTAGATTATGATGATAATATTTTTGATATAAGTCCTTACAATCCTGCGTACAAGGATCACGGAACAAAGTCTGTTTATGTGGTAATGGATAATGATGAAAAGGTTTCGTTATGGGAACATGGGCGAGACGGATTTGACATTTTGAAGAACCAAGAAAAAATGGAAATTTTCAAAGAAACAATCAGAGCAGTTGATTTAATTACTACTCCAAGCCCTATTTTATCTGGAATGTTTAAAATGCGTGGAGCTAAGAATGTGAAGGTTATAAAGAATTTTATTGATTTTGAAACTTGGTTTCCTATAAATTTAGTTAAAGACGATTATATTAGGATTGGGTATCAGGGTGGGTGGTCACATTATGAAGATTTTATAGAAATAAAAGAAGCTATATCTAAAATTATGGACAAACACAAAAATGTATTACTTGTAATTATGGGACAACATTATGATGGTTCGTTAAAAGGGATAGACAAGGATAGAATTATTATTGAAAAGTGGATGTCTGTAGAATCGTATCCGTGGAAATTTAAATCGTTGAATATAGATATAGGGATTGCTCCTTTATACACCAATTCTTTTTCTAATTGTAAAAGTGAGATTAAGTGGGAAGAGTATGGGTCTTTAGAAATACCTTGCGTTGCAAGCAATATTCCTCCATACAATTTAAATATAGATCACAACAAAACTGGGCTTTTAGCTTCTAATCAAGATGAGTGGGTTGAATATTTAGAATTGCTTATTGATGATAAGGAGACTCGTGGATTAATTGGTAAGAATGCAAGAAAAGAAATAGAAGAGAACTACAGTTTAGATAAAGAAATAGTTCAATACAAAAATGCGTATGAGAGTTTATTTAAGCGCAATCTGGTGTTAGTCTAATTATGTCAATTTCTGTTCCTACAATAATAAATTTAACTCTTACTCTTGCTAATACTGAATACTCTCAAGCGTTAAGTTCTTTTAGCTCAAAATTTATGATGCAGTGTAGGACTCTAGCTGATTTAAGGGTTTCTTTTACTGCTGAACAAAGTGGCACTACTTATTTTACTATTCCTGCTGGATCAAGTTTTAAAGAGAATGGAACTTTTGTAGGAGTACTAACTGTATATGTTCAAAGTCCGTCTGCTGGAGTAGTAGTTGAATTTTTAGAATGGAGATAATAGGAGGATTTTATGGATAAAAAAAGTTCTTATGACATTTTGGAAGATAGTTTAAATAATCTTATTCGGTCGTCTATGGAAATAAAAAACGTACGAGAAAAGTTTGTTAAAGAACTGAAGGACTTACAAAACGAGAAAGACAGGATGGAAAGACTTCTTACTGATATAAAAAAAGATAAGGAAAAAACAGTTCAACAAAAAGAGCAATGGTTAATAGAGTTTGAGTCTAACATAAAAAAAGAGAAAGATTTGATTACAAAAGAAAAGCTAGAATCAAAATCAATGTTTGAAACTGCTAAGGATGAGAGGATAAAAGTAGACAAAATGTTAAACGAAGTTTCAAAAAAGAAAAATGAATTAGATTTTAAAATATCGGAGACAGATAAAATTAGAAAGGAGTATGAACTGAAATTAGAAAAAATTAAAGCAATGGCTCAACAAGTTTAAATGGTCAATGAAATTTTTAAGTGTATGTGTTCTTATATTAGGGTTATGCGTTTATTTGAAATCCGAGATGACAATTACAAGACCTTATTCTACATTAGAAGAGATTGATGGAAGTCCGAGTAATCGGTACTCGCTAATTAAAGTTCCTAACG